GGTTAGGTACAGAATTACCTCTATCGGATGTCATATTAGTTACTTTCATTTTCAACTACATTTAAAACAATTCTACAATCTCCATTTTTGTACTCCAATAGAGTATCATCATCGTGGTAAAGGTTATCATACTTTACAAATCCTTTTTCTAACAGATGACTTTCTGTTTTTTCTGAATAATAACCCATAAGGGACATATCATAACAAGTTATGCTTAAGTTCCAAAATAAATCTAGATCTAAACCTAGTGCAATCAATTTTCCTAATTTTTCGTTTAATGTGTACATAATTTTTGTTTTTAGTGTTTAGTGTTAATTTTTCTTAAGTAATTGAATATATCATCATCTGATTTCAAATCGAAGTCGGTAAACATATCTACCATCACCATACCGAATGAAACCGCATATGAAAATGCTGAAATTTTAGCATAGCTAATCTGCTCTAATTTTTCTTCTTGTTTAGTAAAACTACCTTTATAGCATATTGTTTCTCCATAAGTAGCATATACTGTGTTTTCTGTAATAATAACGTTCACTCTAGTCGCCATAATTTTTAGTGTTTAGTAAAAAAATCTAGTTAAAAAATAAATAGCAATAAATCCTATTGCGTAAACTTGGTACTTCTGTTTGCTCAAAAATGTTTTCATAGCTATAATAATTGTAGTTTAATCATTATCATTGTAACATCTTCTTCTGTTTGATAACCCAACACATCAGTCGTTAAACCGGATGTATAACATAGGTTGCCATCTAATAATACCGCAACCTCGTATGTGCTTTCTGATGCGTATGCACCTTTACCGTTTATTACACTAACGCCATAACCGTTATCAAAATTCATAACCGCTTGACTTTCGAAATATGGATTTAAATTATGTTGTTTAAATTGTAAATCTTGAAATGTTTTCATCTTTCTAGTTTTTAGTGATTAGTATACTCTACCGCCTATGTAAAGTTGATTGTTTACGAATGATGGCTCGTACTCTTTATGGTCTGCCATCATCTCTGTTGTTTCCATAAAGTCTGTGAAGTCTGCTAATTGTAACTCGTGGCATACAATTATTACCGGAAATTCATCTCCTCGTAAGGGATGCTCGTAAAATACAATCTCTTGACCGATTGAATTAATCATTCTGTCGTACTCTGTAGGATTTAAATCCATTAATTTTTTGTAGTTCATTTGTATAATTTTTAGTGATTAATTAACTTGGCATTGCTTCAAAGCCGGAACAAACAAACAAACATTTTTTTAATAAAACAAACATTTCAGCAAAAAAAACACAAAAAAAAACGCCATATGTCTAAAACATAGGCGTATTTTCCGTTCCACTAAAAACTATAATTTTAAAACAAAAAAAGAATGATTTACATTCAGATTGCTATGCAAATATATAGATTATTTTATATTAACATTCATTTTTTTGTAATAATCTATTTTTTCTATTAACTCGAAGTCTTTAATCTTAAAAGTTACTTTTGCTTGTTGCATCAAATCGAATGCAGTACTTGCACCATATAAGGCATTTAGAAATAAGCCGAACTTGTATTGTTCACCATTCTTCATCACGTTACACGCATAGCATTGTACTTGACAGTTAGTTTCATCCCATCGTGTGGAATAGTGCTTCCTAGATTGGAAATGACCGCATTGTAATTTTTTCCAATGGTCTTGTTTGCCACAAGTAAAGCAAGTTGCAATATCGTTTACTGCAAATCTGTTCCGGATGAAAATACTAAATTCTGTGTCTAGGGATTTGACTAAAGCCGATCTACTTGGCTTTTTTACTTTCTTTTGTTTTGGTTGTGGGTTGAACATATATAAAATAGTTTTAAATGATTATTATAGTTATATATTTATATATATATATTATTATATATTTATTATTATATATACCATTTAGTTCATAAATAAAATTTTACTGAAAACGCAAAATGCTACCTCTAAGCTACGATAATTGTGTTAAAGGTAACATTGCATCAAAAGTATAAAAAAGTATCTTAAATGTACCTTTAAATACCTCTATTTTCAGTCTAACGATGTTATTTGCTCAACTTATGTGCAAACATCTTGATAATTGTACTTGGCTTAAATACTTTGCACAATAATCTTAAAAAGAAACCCGCATTGGTCGTGTGTGGACTTTCTGCATAGGTTTGTGCTGATTCATCTAGTACGTTTTTAATCGGCTCCGGAATTTTATCCAAGTCCGAAAACTTTAGGCATTTGTTAAAAATTTTCATAATGTGTTCTCCCTTTAATTTTTCTTGCTTTTAATACTTGTTTTCTATTTTTATCTTTGGTGTATGATACGTGCACCCAATCCGGCTCTTTATCATTTCCGAACTCCCAAATTAATTGGTCGAAATCTAGGTTTTCTCTAATGTAGTTAAAGATGTCCTTGTTAGTAATTCCCTTGGTGTTTGACATATCTATATCCATAGCTTGACCGGAACAATGTTGGCTAGTTATTGAGCCTTTAATAGCTTGGTTTAAAGGTAAACCTCTAAATACCGATGTTACCCTAATTGGCATTTTGAAATGCTCTCTTACCGGCTCGAAAACTTTGTTTGCTAATAGCTTCATATTCTCGATAACCGCTAAGTTTGGATTGTCATTTACAATACCTAACTTTTCTGCAGTTGGTGAGTAAGTACATTCTCTAAATGAAAGGTGTTTACTGATTTGCATTGTTATCTTTTTTGGTTAATAATTTGTATATCATAATTGCAGTATATAAAATTGACAAACCTAATAAAATTAATTTCATTGTGTTTTCAATATTGGTAAATGATAACCCTAAAATTGTGCCATTTACCGCATAAACTTTTACTTGCTCTAAATTTCCGTTTGTCATTTCTTATTTTGGCTCTTTAAATATTTAATCATTTTTTTTATGTTCTCCGGCTTGACATTGTATGTGCTTTTTGGATTTTTTTCAAGATCACAAGCATTTTTACCGGTTTTATTTTCACACTCTCTATGTCTCATTCTCATAGGATTTTTAACGTTCTCAAACTTTTAATAAGATAATATAGAAATTAACAAAAGTTCCTTAAAATGCCTTAAAATGCCTTATAGTACCCAATTAACTGAACTAGGTTTTGTGTCCGGAAACATATCTGCATTCTTGTTTAACCAATACTCCGGGAACTTTTGTGAAGCAAAAATACCCATATAATCGACAAATCGTTGTGCATAAAAGTCGGCAAATGTTCTGTGTTTTTGAACTAACAGATCTAATTCTTCACTTGATGTGCTTTCTGAATTGTCGGTACGATGTTTAAAAATGCCACCGTTTCTGATTTGGTAATTTGCAAATGGCAGATAGTCTACCATAGCAAAATGAATTAGCATTGGCTGAATGTAATCATTAACCAAATCTAAATAATCACCGGACAAATCGCCATCTTTTATTTTGGTTGTTATGGAATTATACAACTGCGTTCCTAGGTAATTTTGAACGTGCATTTGTTGTGCAATTTTGATAAAATTGATGAATAAGTCAGTATCTACATTTCCGTTTAGGATAGTATTCTGCTTTAAATCGTTTGGTGTTATGAATAGTGTTGTTGCCATATCTATTTGTTGTATCTCCAAAAATCATTATACTCACTTGCAATCTGTGCTACTTCCGGTGGATTTTTAGGGAACTCGAATTCTCCTCTCATATTCGGTAGCACTTCTCTAATTATTCTCCTAGCTTCGTTTACTGACACCTCTTGGTCGTTGATTTGCATAAAGACTTTACGCATCCACCAATGTTTGCAATTAACACCGCCTTTGTACAAAAATAAATTGTAGGTGTCTGCACCGTTTATCCCAAAACCGGCATTATTGTCTAAATCTTGGTCTAAATCTTCGTATCGATAAAGAAGTTTTGCTGACATCATTTTTTGGCAGAATTCTCTTTCCGGTGTTGGACTACCAACGTACTCGTAACGAACTTTGAAAAGCAAATTGTCTTGTTCACTATCTTGGTCTGCAGTACTTGGAATTACACTAGCCAAACTTAATTTTTTAAGTTGTGCATTTAATTGCTTGTCATTCTCATTTGCCGGTCTGATATCAATCAACATCCAATTATCCGGCTTGGTTTCTCCTTTCAAATTTGCCAATATCGTTTTTCCTAACTCAACATCCATAGTAGGAATGTCTTTTAAGGTACTTTTTAACGGTTTTAAGGCACTTTCTTCTTGTGTTGGCACAATCGTGGCTTCTTCAAAATCTAAAGGTTGCAAAGTCTTGAAATAAAGGTTTAGCGATATGTTGTTGAAAGCTAGTATTTGGTCAAAATATTTGATTAACAAATTTTGAAACGGTCTAATAACGGTGTTATCCATTAAAATTGATGCAGTTTTCAATTCATCGGCATTGTTTCCAAATCCGGTGTTGTCTTTAATTCCTAACAACATTGGACTGATAACTCTATGTGCCACCATAATTTTACGCATACTTTCATCTGAAAGGAATTGATATTGATTATGGGCATCAGATAATTGCACCGGCTCGATGGTTGATGCCAATGTGTTGTTGTCGTTGAATGAAAGAATAAATCTACCGGCATTTGAAGTACCGCTGAACTTGGCTTGGATGTCTCTTTCAATCTGCCTTTGCTCATCTTCTGTCGGTGTACCGTTGTTGAAGTTGATTAGCATACTTGGTGCCATACCATTCATAACATTGTTCAAATGGTAGTTGCTGATTTCTTCTTCAAGTTCGGCATATTGTAAACCGCCTTGGTAATCTACCGGTGAGTAATAATAAAATCCGGTTTTGTACGGTTTGATGTATAGTATTTCTTCTCCCTCGTTTGAAGTTCCGAATGCCGGAATAGGCAATGGCTTATTCTTGTTGTTTACCTTAGTCCAATCGTCTGAATAGAAATAAAATTCAACATCGCCATCGTCGTTACATTTACCACTACGTAAAGTCTCTACCGGAAAATGATTGCACTCTACAATTCTTGTTCTATCCAATGAATAAACAACTTGAACTGCACATTGTCCCATCGCCTTTAGATCATAACATAATCTTTCTACGGTATCATCATCGAATAATAACATCGCTTGTGCGTAGTCTTCCGGCTTCAATAATTTGTCGGTAGCATCTAAACCCTTTCCAAATATCATTTGACTAATACCGTTTACAATAGCGTTATTAGTTGGACTTCCGTTTATCCTATCTTGCAAATAACCAAAATAATCATTGTCATCGCCATATGATACCCACTCTTTATTCTTGACTTCGACGATATTAGGGGATGTGTATGTGGCTAACTGCACCATACCTATACCACCTCTTTTCAATGGCTCTTTTTTTACTGTCGGTTTTCTCATATTGTGATATATGTGTTATTGTTTATGTTTGGTAAATTGTACTGATTTTCATTTATAGTGTACTCATCCGGCTCTTGGTTAGTGCAAAATATTCTATCCTTGTAAATTACCTCTAGAGTATTCTCAAAATATACCTTGATTGTGTAAAATGTGTTTTCTACGAAAAAATCAAAATCATTGGCACCAATGTAATAGATGTCTTTTATATTCTGCCTTGAAGTAATCAATCTAGTGTATGGCTCTTTGGTTGTTTCGTTTATGATTTCTACAAAGATAGCATTATCATCCTCATCTGTTTGTCGAATAGGAATGATTGCAAATGTTTTTTCTTGTGTTGTGTCTACTATAATCATATAGATATAACGTTTCTTTTTTACTTTTTGCATAAAAAAAAGGTAATGCCTAAACATTACCTAATTTCTACTGAATATCAGTTCAACCTCAAACAAACATTATATTGGAGTGATTTGTGTTGGTGTAGAGCCACCGGCAATATTATCAGTAACTAATGATGCAGTTACGAATTGTGCCATCAATGGCTCTTGACCGGTAATAGTCAAGCTATATCCATTCAAATCACCTAAAGCTACACCGCTAGTAATTGAGCCGGTTGTAGTTGTCCCTCTTGTCATTCCTACTGCTAGGAAATTTCCGTTGTTATCTTCGATAAAAACGTGTGGTCGTGTAGCAATTACTTTTTGTAATTCTACTTGTGTCAAAGGATCTAATTTAGTTAATACTAACGTTAATACTTGCTCATAAAAAGTAGTTCCGTTATCATCACTAGAGTTAATCGTTTGCTCTAAGCCGGATGCACTCTTAACATCGTATTGGTACAATGTGTATGAAGTACCGGAAAATGCAGTAACATATCCGGTTGCACCTATTGTTGCAGTACCTAAAGTACCGTAGTCGGCAAAAAATACTCTCCTAATACCACCTACGGCATCTTTACAAGCTAATTTTCTACCGGTTGTCATTAAACAAGCCATAATAAGTTACTATTTATAGGTTATTATAAATTTGAATAAACTACAGAATCGGCACCAAATGCTACTTGTAAACCTTGTGTCCAACGCATCACAAATCTAACATTTTTAGAGCCATCGATATCTGCCATATCAATTACTTTAACTTCGTTTTGGTCGTCTAACAATCCGGTACCAAAATGTAAGTTAGATACAGTAGTTAATACCATCAAATCGCTATCGTTGTCTTTCATTCCGTTTGCAACGAATACCGGAATACCATCGAATGATAATGCTCCACCGGATGTGTACCAAGTTGTCCCTTGTGCATTCAAACCATTTGCACCAATGTTAGTTGCAAAACCACCTAATGCACCTACATATGCTTTAGCTACTTTTTGAGACACATACAATTTCAAATCTTCGGCACCGTAGATAGCATCCGGACATAGTGCTACTACTTTACGCATTTCATCAATTACGTTGGTAGTATCGATAGCAGTACTTGTAACAGTCTCCGCACCATCTGCAACTAACAATTTAGGGAATCCATCAGAAGTATTCCATAAGTATTTCTCGGTAGCTAATGCTACTTCTTTCAACATTCTTCCGATGAAGAAATCAGAGAAATTAGACGGCATTACATCGAATGCAGAATATCCCATTTGTACTGCATCCCAATCAGATTGGAACGGTGTTTTACAAAGTTCGATGTTGATTTGTTTTTCATCAACTGTCAATACTCTGTCGGACAATGATACATCACCGGCATTTGAAAAGTCGCAAGTTGCATCTTGAATTAAATTCTCTGATACGAATTGCTTAATAACTTCTTTGTACTTGATGTTTGGTCGTACAGTAACACCATTGTTTGCAATAGTGTTGGCACTTAAAATCGCACTAGCAATATACTCTCCGGCAAATTCACCGGCATATGTAGTAGTGATTGTTGGTTGTACTGCTAATTTTGTTCTTCTTAAATTTTTCATTTTCTTTTCTTTTTATCGGTTTAAGTTTGCCAATCTTGCAAAAATCAATGCTTGTGGATCAAACGATTTTGTTACTAATTTTTCTTCTTCTCTTTTCAATCCTACCGGTCTGTGCTTGGTAGGTATTTTTGCCGGTGTTGCTGATAACTTTGATTTCATTTCGGTCTGTGTTCCGGCTAAAGCATCAATCTTGGCTTGTAACTCGTCTAACTTTGGTTGCATAGCTTCTACAACTGCAGTAACGATTTCTTCCAATGTTGCCGGTACATCTGCCATATCGGTTTTTTTCTTTTTACCGGCTTCAACTTCTCCCTCACCGCCTTCGGCTGATGGCATAGCGATTTCACCAATTATACCGATTTCATAAACCTCGATAACCGTACCATCGGCTAAAGTATATGTTCCAATTTCTAGAGGATTTTTATTCTCTCCATCAATCGAAAAAATCGGCATACCTACTGTAAAGGCATCTGCTTCGATAACTGTACCGTTATCTAATGTTGCTTGTTCTAGTTTTACGTTTCTAGAAAGCAGAGCATTAATTCTTCTTAAAATTTCTGTGTTTTTCATTTATTTAATTATTAAAGTCCTAAACTATTCATAAATTCTTCGGCATAATCATAAGCATCATTAAAATCACTTGATATATCCGAAAATACGTTATCGTAAGGTATACCAATCGTATCTAATTCATTTGCTATTTCCATATATTCGCTTGTACCTTTTTCGAATTCAGCAGTATATTCTCTTAACAAAACAGACAGTCTTTCAGCTAAACTTTTTGACTCTAAAATAATATCGTCTATTTCATTGTTTAAATTATCAACAACTGACACTAGATAATCTTCTTTTTTTTCTAAATCGTTTTTAGCTTGATTAACCGCATCTTCGATGGCACCTAAATTTTCTTTTTTAGCTAATCTTTCAGATTTTAGCTTCTGTAATCTTTTAAAGATTTCGTTTTCAATACTCATAATTTCTTATCTTAAGTTAGCTAATTTGTTTAAATTATCTATGTCTTCATTTAGTTGATTAAAACTGTCAAACAAGTCGTCTATTGCTTCCGGTGAATAAGAACCCATATCTACTCCTAGATTAGATAATTCATCAGCAATACTAGTATATTGCATATGGGCATCAGTTATATTTTCTTCTACATCGTAACTCATTGAAGATAATTTATCCACTTCTTCGCTTATGTTTGATAAAACTGCTTCAAACTCAATTAATAAATTTTCATATTCACTTTTCATCATAGTGTACAATTCTCGAAGATTGTCTTTAGCTTCGTTTATCGCATCTTCTACCGCACCAAGTTTTTGTTGCTTTTGTTGTCTAACCTTTTTAAAATTGCTTAAATTTTGCAATACTCTTACTTGTGTTTCCATACTGTTATAACGTTTTTATTATTTTATTTGCATTTTGTGTTTATTTTTTTTGAATGTAGTATCTAACCTCGTTGGCTAACAATAAGCCGGACAATATGCATACTACAAACATAAGTATCTGATTAACGAAAAATATGCTAACTATACCACCGATTAAAAATCCAATAGCAGTCCTTAAAACATCCTTTAAATCATCCGTATAGGTTATTGTAAAATACACTTGTAACCATTCCCAAACAAATCCAAATACAAGTCCTAAAAAAGCAGATAGCAAAGGCACTCCGATTATTTTAGATTGTAAGGTGTAAGTTTCAAAACCGGTCAAACAACCAATCATATACATTATTGTAAAGCCTATGAATATGTGATAGAAGTTTCTCATAATTTTAATCTTGATAAATTAATACGTTGTATTGTTCCGGAATATCCTCATCTACTATTTCGAATAAATCCGGATGGTTTACTATTGATGGATGATTTTCTAATGGCTCTGTGGCTTCTACTATCGTATAAGTACCATCTGTTTTTTGCTTAATGTGTCTCATTATTGTATTGGATATGATATTGTCATTCTAAATGCTCGATATGAATTTGCTAAACCTTGGATAAAGAATTCATACGCAGTATCGGATGAATTTCTCCTAATACCGGAAAACACATCAGATGATGATATTGTGAGTGATGTAATTGTATTTCCCATAAATGCACTACCAATGTACAAGGTAACATCAGCACCGCTAAATCCGGTTGGAACTACCGGTGATGGTAATTCGCTAGGTAACTCTATAACAACTTGTGAAATTGTTCCGGCAACGGTATATACTGCTGAAAAATCAAATGTAACTCTTTTACCTACTATTTGGTAGTTATAAGATTTGTTTTCTACACCACTTGGCGCAACTGTTCCAACAAAAGTTACTGTCGGTGTAGTTTTTAATACCTCTGATGTGATCAATGTTTTGTTCTTCCACAGTTGTGTAGATTGCTCGTAAACCAATGCTTGGTCATTCAAAGGTGTATCTATTAAAACATTATGCAATTCATCCAACTCCCATCCGTTCATAATCTTAACATAAATCTTACCGTTGTTAGCGTGGGCATATTCAACATATCCCACTACTACGATATGACCGGTAGAGCCATTTGGCTTAACATTGGTTATCGCACCGGCTACTGTCGGACTTAAGTAAAGAACATCACCATCTTGCCAAGTTTCTGATTGTAACGAGCCGGTAGTGTTTAGTCCCTCTAACTGACCTACGGTCATTATAAATCCCTCTTGGTTAGTCGCTATGTCTTCTGCAACAAATCCTAAAGTATCAGCCGAATTATTGTCATTGTTTGCTTGTGCTAAATCTACTGCTAGTCTTTGCCCTTGTGAACCGCTAATCTTTACAACTTTGTATTCAGATTTCAATAAAGTTGTATTTGGTGTTACCTTGTTTACAACTCGTGCTACGAGATCAATACCATTTTTAATTGAGAATAAACCGCCTTTTAATGTAGTTTCCGGTACTCCGGATGTATCATTCCATATAGTAGTACCTACTTCCGGTGTGCCGGTTGGTGTTGTATCTAAAGTTACTTGTCCGGCTTTCAATCCGAATTCGCCTAAATCAACATCTTGCGTGGCACCGGTGTAAGGAACTCCGGTTTCCACTTCTTCTAACAACTGCGATACTTTTACTTTTTTGGTAACACCGGCATTTACTATCGGCAATACATCGTCTTGGTCTAGCGTTGTAACTAAATCTAACTGACTAATTTTTTTATCCATTTTAATTTTCTATTAGTAATTTTGAATTGTCTTCTTGTAAAAGATACGAGCCATCCTCTAGGGTAATGAAATCTCCAACAATAACCGGAACACCGTATATTACTCCAATACCTTGTGCTTGTAAAGAGCCATCACAACATCTAGTCGAATATGTGTTGTCAGCACATAAACAACCTCGTCTGCCATTCTTTGGACTTGTACGACTTGGTGTTTTGAAACTGCTCTTACGGTTAATTCTCATCGATTATCTTTTTAATTGATAGTAAGTCTAAACCGGCAATGATTTCTTCCGTTAAATCGTCTTCTAATGGCGTTTTCGATAATGGTTGTAGCTTGTCGGCAAAATATCCCTCGATGCTAAACCCTTTTACAATTCCGGTCTTAACATATTCTTGCCATATTTCTTCATTCTCTACTTTAACACTACCAACCCACGTGCCTACCGGTAAATTAAGTTCGTATAATGCTGACTTATCTTTTTGTGTGTCTTCAACTATCCAACTTTCTACCATAGTCAAGCCGGATATTCTGTTCATATGCTCGAATGTAGCATTGTTTTGATTTCCGTTTTTGAAAAACATTTCCATACATTTACGGATGGTGTCTTGGCTAAACCAAATCATATACTCTCCATTCTCATCATCCCTACGGTAGATTTTCTTTTCCGGCACAAGTAATGCACCCATAATAATGCGTTTCTCTGCAGATACTTCCGCAAATTTAACCGGCTTTTGGTCTCTTAATGCTACCCAATTTTCCTCGATAGCCGGATTTTCAACTAATGAATAAGCATCAATTCCGGATAATTCTTGGTTTTCGTCAATTATTAATTCTATTACTTTCATAATCTTATAACGTTTTTTTTATTGATTTTGTTTTTACCTTAACTTTTAACATATTTATCCTAGTGTAGCATTCTGCACTATGCTTCTGTTTAGTCCGGCTTGTGTAGTTACATCTTGTCCTACTACAAATGCTTGTACCGGTCTTTGCATTTGACCGCCTATGGTTTGTGCTAATTGATTTGCACCGCTTTGCCCTACTACATTGAAACTTGGTGCCGATGCACTACCGGTTGATATTGGTGAATTGCCACCGCTTCCACCGGACTTTGGCACCTTAACCGCCATAATATTTTTAACTGCAGAGAAACCGGTCATTGATGCCATAGCTACTGCCGGAATCGCTTGTGGATAACCTAACTTAACACCGGCTGATATACCTTGGTAAGTATTCATTAATGCGGATGCTATTGCTAATGTTTTTCCGGCTCCGGTCTCTTTACCGATAATATCACTTGCTTGTGATAACGCATCTGATGTACCTTTCAATAATTGCATTTTCAAGTTGTACTGTTCCTCATCGATTTTGTTTTGTGCATCTACGCTTTCTTTATGAATTCTTGCTCTTTCACTTTCGGTAAGAGTTTGGTCTTCCAATAGCAATGCTTCTCGGTCTAGTATTAACTGTCTTTTTTCATCAAAGGTGTATTGGTCGTCTTCAAGTTCAAGTTCAATTTTTGCTATTTTTTCTTGTCTATCTTGCTCGTCTTTCTGCAACTGCAATTCCTTGTTTTGTTGGTCGAATGTTTCACGCAAAAGTCTTCTAGCATTTTCTTTTTCGGTCTCCGTAGCGTTAATATTTGTCAAATCAACTTCCAACTGCTTCATAGCTTTTTCTTGACTTAAAGCTAGTTTCTCGTCTTCGGTTTTAGCTATCAAATTTGCCTTATCGTCTTCTAACTTTTTTTGAAGTGCCAACACCTTATCAGCGTGTGCTTTATCCAACTCAATTTGCTTCTGTCTAAAATCGGCTTCTATTAACTCCCTTGCTTTTGCTTTTTCTTTGGCAGATAACTTCACCAAATCCAATTCCTCTAATGCTCTTTCTCGTTGTCTATCTAACTTTTGTTGCTCGGTTTTGTCAGCCAAGTTTTCTAAATCATCGGCATATTTTTTCTCGATATTTTTTAATGCATTCAGTTGTTGTATACGCTCTTGTTTTCTTTTCTCGGCATCGGCTTTCCTTTTCTCGTTTGCCTTTTCTGTGGCTTGTTTCTCGGCTTCTTTTTGTTGTGCATAATTTTCGGCTTCTGCCATTTGAGTATCACGAATGTTTTTAACTCTCATTGACATCAATTTCTCCATATTAGAGTTTACCTTTTCAATCGCTTTTTCTCTATCTTCTTCTATCAATTTATCATTTTCTAGAATTGCCATATGTTCCATTTCTAGCAATTTCAATTCTTCATTGATTCGATTTTTTTCAGATGCCAAATATGCATCGTTCATCTTTTTTAATTCTTCTTTACTAGCACCATTTGCTTTGGCATATTTGCTATTAATTTCTAGACTGAACTTAGCACTTTCGGTAGTTTCATCAAATGCTTTAGATTGCCGGTCTAATGCATCTGTCAAATCATTTACCGCTTTTTCGCTTTGTTTTTCGGAACTAAAAAAATCAGCCAATGTGGTAATCAACTCCCCTATCAAAATAACTAATACACCTACTCCGGTAGACATAATGGCACCTTTCAAACCTTTAAGTGAAAGATTAGTCAAGTCAATACCTTTTACCGCATTAACAAATGCATCGGACAAACCACCGGTAACTTGACTTAACTTGCCGGTAATCTGACTTGAATTCAAAAGTTGCTTACCATAGTCGGTAGTTTTCTCTTTTGCTTTGCTTACACTACTATCTAGCTTATTAAAGCTACTCCCTAGTTTCTCAACGCTTGAAGTGGCTTCGCTAGTCTGCACTTTTACCTTTACTTCGACTTCTTGTGCCATTTTATTTTTCTTATTGGTTTAACCGCTTCACTTAGTGTCTCCGGTAATTTATACTTTCCTTTTGCTATCGCTATGTATTCGCTATTGTGTTCAAAATCTTGTTTTAAACTCTCTAAAATTTTAGCTATCATAAATCTTGTGTTATACTTACATAATCTGTCCTAGCCAATGTTCCATCTTTGTAATATTCTACAACTACTGCATCGTATCGCTGAACACCGGTTGTGTTGTTTGGTACTATAATTTCAATATCCAAATCTGATGTATTGTCAGTACTTGTTGGATAGGTAACAAATCCACCGGTAGAAACGATATTGAAGCTATCATAGTCATTCAAATATATTGACTGCGTTATCTTTGATGCATCGCTATTTAACTCTACATTTTGAACATTTGCAAAGGTATATCCGCTAGTGGTACTTGCATCAAATCCTCTGTAATCGGTAACTAACTCAAATGTGGCTTCACCGGATGTTAAATCTGTAGTGAACGAATTTATTATATAACGTTTATTTCGGATAATTAATCGATTGTTTAAAGAAATGCCTATTTTTTTTCCATAAAAGTCTACTGCTTCACTTCCTAACAAACTTACCGGTAGCACCGCTTTAACCTTTAGAATTCTTGTCTTAATGTTATACAAGTTTTCGATATAGTTTCTGTAATTGGTTTGATACAGTCCGTTTGGTGCTAATTCATTAGTCCAACTCGATTGCTCGTTTCCAAAATTTAAAGTTACTACATTAGAGTAAGATGTGTCAGTTGGCACCAAGTTCAATTCATTTGAAAATCGATTGTAACTCAATATTGTTTGAGTGCCACCGGATGAATTAGTCATATAGATTTGGTCTCCTACTGCAGATACAAATTGTCTATCACTCAAATAAAGGATCATCGGTTTTGGTATGTATGGCTTCAAATCCTTATCTAATAAAGTTGCAGTTTGGAACTTTGTGTCTATTGTAGGAACTTCAAATAATACATTCTCAAACGGTAATTTAATATCATAGGCATTGTTTTCGGTTGTATTTTCATTTCTGTAAATCAAATCACCGTACTGCTGACCGTATAAGCCATTATAAGCTACATTTAAGACACTATTGCTATTCTCATAGGTAAAGTTAATTGACTTGAATAATTTTGGCTTCTCGATGGTTGCTTCTTCGCTATACACATATTTTGTAATGTCGATTATTTTCCCTTGGTTGTAATACGCTTCCAATGGCAACATCTCAAATGTGCTATTTTCTTTAGGAATAACCATTAGGTTGAACATCTTAATCAAGCCGGTAATGAAATCCGAAATTTTAATATCCGGTATGTAGTTTGCTATCTCGATATTTGCTAGGGTAGATTGTGATGTATTTACCGCTATACCATTTGTAATTGTTTGGGCACCAAATGGTGGATTTCCGTAACATCTTCTTAGAGTAACCTCTGATGCAAATACCATAGTTGTATCACTACTGAACTTCAATTCATAGTTGATTGGATTTGCATTGTTGCTTCTCCTAACCGTATCGCATACTACTGTTTTTGTACCGGACAAATCGCTGAATGTCTTTAGTAAATTACCATCAGCATAAACAAATACGCTATAAATTCTAGTAGTGTAACCGGATGCCGGTGTAATCTTTAATTTCACTTGGTTGTAAATATCGCCTACTGCATTGCTTGGCACCCAATTCCAAGATGTTCTGATAATGTTTGTGGCTAAATTTAACTCCGGAAATGCTGATGTGATAGTCGTGAAGTCTAATGTCATTCTTTGCGTTTGCTCTGACATTGACAATGATGGCTTACAGTACAAATGTAACTTCTTGAATTGTGGCAAGTTTAAAAATGTACCGGTAAAGGTAATACCGTATTTGTCTTTTATGAAATCAAATATTTTAGTCAAAGGTATAGCCGGAAATAAGTCATTCCATTTGATAGCACCGGTTGATAAGGTAATATCATCGTTTATGTTTCCGGTTTGGTATTCGTACTTTTTTTGATTTCCAATCAAAGGATATCGAACATCATACGGATATCCGAATGCATCTACATTTTGTGATACTCTTGAAATAACCTCGGAACTGATGTAAAGGTGGTTAAGACTTGTGTAGTCCAAGCTATTCAATTTATCGTCTTTTATAACATCTTTTAATTGAGTAAGGTTACCGTAAAATGTAATTTGGTAACTATCTATGAAACCATCTTTTTTCTTGGCATTCTCTAACTGAAAAGTACCTTGCTTGTATCTATGCGTATCTACTTCGATATACCCATCGTATCGCACTCTGTGGTCGTAACCATCATCAATAGAACTTTCATACCAATGTGAAAATATACCGTTATTCCTTTTGGTAGCCGGTACGTTAAATGATTGAGAATAGTCTGTGTATAGCTTGGCTAGATCATTCGCATTTTGTATTTGTGAAGTTACATTTATCTTTTCGTCTTTGAATAAATCCAATCTTTGAAATTCTGATTTGTAGATAGAAAATGTGTCGCCATCATCAACCGGTATTGCAGTTTGTAATTCAAGTTTGTTTGCCGAATTAGTATCGATATAACTTGTGTAATTAGTACTTACACCGGAATTCATTACCACATAATATCCAATATATTCATCAGTTGTGAAACCGCCTACTGTGTCCTCTAATGTAAGATACGGTGATGAGTTTGCAACTGCAACACCTTGGTAAACCAATGTATTTTTTTTGATGTATATTTCTACGCTTCTGTTCATTATACGATGTTGTTTAGAATATTGTTTGAGTACTCGAACTCTATGGTGTAATTAATATTTTTGTCTCTTAAATACGTGCCTAGCGTTACATTTTTAGTCTTAACAGTAGCCGGTAAATAATTAACCAAGATTGTATCGCTCAACAATAATTCGGTAATCAATTCGTCATAGTTTTCATCAACCCATCCGGTATTGCATTTGATTGTCTTGGTACCGTTTAAATTCATCGATTTGTTTTGACCATCCAAATAATTGTAATTTACATTTTCCGGCATTAGCTTGTACTCTGTTGATTTTGTGTCAATGGAATTCTGACTTGCCTTAAAAAACATTAATGGTTGCCACCCGCCATATCTGTTTACAAATGCAACGAACACCGGCTCATATTTACATTCTTCTATTGACTGTGTGTTGAAGTTTGCTACCAATGTGCTACCTAGCTTTATTTGTACGCTATCACTACCGTATAAAGATATTGGTATTCTGAAATTATAATAATTTGAACTACCGGCTGATAAAAATGTTTCAGTAAATACTAGTGTAGTTTTGTCGTAATACTCTACAACATAATCATCATCAGCATCTCCTACGCATAAGAAGTTGTAATAATACACCGGATTGTAATGTTGGATTGTAATGTTTTTGTTTGCCAATAACACCGCCTTTTCATCGTTACAAATGTCATAGTTAAATCCTTCTTCCGGCAATGTATATCCGTTTACGCATACATAGAGAATATCATCTACCGGATCAAAGTCTACACCGTTTGTTGAGTAGTATGTTTTTACCCTTGCAAAACACCAATTTGAATCGGCTTCTTCTATAACGTTAAATCCGGTGTAGAAGTTTTGTGTTTGCTTTATGAACTCCAAGATGTAAGGCGATATGTTGTAGCTTGTTTCTCTTTGCGTAATACTTGCTATTTTCTCACTAAAGGTGTAAGTAGGTTGTGGTGGCTCTAACACATCCTTATTCCAAATATGTAATTTAACTTTGGTCGCAATTTGGTCGTTTTTGTTTATAACCACTTGAAACGGACTTCTTGCTGATATTACTTTCATCTTTTATTATTTTTTAGATTTGATTTAATTAAAAAATTTACCGTATTCTTTACATCCAATGCGAATGCATCTTGTATTTGAATAGGTAAACTATTTATGTTTTGTTGTACTGCATCGGTTAGAAACGGTGTTGGTGCTATACCTTGTCGATAAACACTCTCACGTACCGCATATGGATTTAAACCTCTCTTTGAACTCCAATCTATGAAATGCTTTACGCTTGGTCTCATTCCCTCTTTAAATGAATACGGACTGTCTTTCCCTTTTTGCTTCCACATTTTGCCCTTGTTGTTTGACCGGTTGAATGTGCTTGTCATTTTACGAACTCCACCGGCTCCCCTTACACCTTTCTCTACAAAGGCACCGTAGTAGCTTAAAGATATTCCTAATTCAATACTTCGCTTGTAAAATATTGCACCGGTGTTTCTAATGCTACTTTGTAACTGACCGGTATCAACTTTGCCACTTGAAGCTAAGTTTGATTTCGCATCATTAACAACCTTGTCACCAAAATTGTTTACCGCATCTTTTAAGTTATCTAGCTTTAACATTTGTCAATATCATTAGGAACCGAAATAGATAATTGTGTGCTAAATCCGGCTAACATATTTTCCATCTCTTTGTTTATAAAATCGGATGTTGGTGTTCCATCTAACTCCCATCCATCGTTGTAAATGGTTGATTGTCTTATTCTTGAAACCAATCTGTTAATCACGTATAATTGATTTACCCAAATATAAACCATATTATCGTTCCCATATATAAGGTCAGCCGGAACATCTTTTGAAACTTCTACAATATCCAAATTAAGAATGTTCAAATTGAAAGTTAGAGTATTCTCGGTATGCACTACATTGTCTAACTCGATATGTGCCAATGGAAATATGGTTAGCTTTTGCAAATCAACTTCTGTTAATGTGCCTAGTGATACGGTATTACAAAATGGATTGCTTTTAAGTTCGGTTGTTACCGCTTCAATCACTCTGTAAATTGCTTCTACTCCTTTGGTATTATCTGCCATTTTTTCTTAATTTTTTAAGTTCACGTTGTTCTTTTTTATTCTTTGAAATCTTGTAACACAGATTGTATAAGCATCTATGCATCGATAGTTTCTCTATTTTTTTATGCTTTGTAATGTCTCCATTAGCAAGTTCATCGATGGTTGCATACCAACCCCAATTTTTAGCAAATTGTGATTGTTCGGTAAATTCATCATCTTGTTCGCTTCCAAATGCTTCACTATAAATCTCGTGCAATCCAACCCTAAATTCCAAAAAAAAACCATCGCACCTACTACGGCATCCATCGGCATCTGCATCAATACTTTGTGGTACCGGTCTCCCTTGTATTTTTCGATTATGTATTTGTCTTTTCTTTTTAACACAATCGGTCTGTACAATACTCCCATTGATACTACTATGGTATTCCAATCGGAAATGTTTGTATTTAAGTCTAGGAACTCACCGTATGGTAATTTATCCAAGTTGGTATGGAACCCGAACTCTATTCCCTCTAATTTGAATTTAACTACTAGCTTTGGCTCTTGCTTCAAGACTTGGTCTATTCTTTCGCTAATGCTTTTGATAAAGGTGTATTCGATATTAAGAACATCGATGTACTTCAAGTTGCAAAATATCTCAATCTTCTTTATTTCTAAATAGTTTTCATCCGGATGTTTCTCGGCTTCTTTGATTGCTTGAAGATACATCAAGTATCTTTCTAGTGTAATGTCTGCTAATGTGGTTGGAACTGTAATCTTCATATTTTTTCTTATATAACGTATTAATTTTTGTGTTTGTGAGCAATATATTCAAAACGAAAAAAGAATGCCTTAAACATCCTTATTTTACCTTATAGCGTACTTACCGTAGTTTGGTCTAGACAGTTTATCGTATAACGCATAACGTACTGCATCGATTGTGTGATTGAAAGCATCTACCGGAACATTCAATGCTATTCCGTTTTTGTCTTCTGCCCACTTGTAATTCTTGAACTCCTTAATCATATTCAAACTATCAACGGTTATGTTTAACCGGTACCGCTTCATCATATCAATACCAATGTTGATACTGCCTTGCCCTTTGGTAGCCGGTTTGATATTCCATCCCATACGATAAAGTTCTTCGATTGATTTTGGCTCTGCACTATCTCCGTATATTTCTTTTTTGCCTACTTCGAATTGCTTTAGGTATGTGTCAATATCCCTATTAGTTAAACCGGTTTTGTATAGATACTCTTTCAGATATAAATCATCGCCTTGTTTCCATACTCCAACTAATGTAGTCGGATCATTAGTGAAACCGAAATCCATCCCAAATGCTAAAAATGTTGCAGTCTCCGGTATTTCAAAACAGTCCTTAAACCTAAAGATAATTGACTTACTCGTACCTATCTCGCCTAGTCCGTATATCTTCCAATAGTTCTCATCGATGTCTTTTAATCGTTCAATCTCGGATATGATATCATCGGATAGAAATGGATTGTTTTTGTATGTGGTGATAAAGAAATCAACATCATCCCTTGGCTTTATCTTGTCGTAAATGAAATGGAATTCATCAGATGGGTTGTAGTCTAGGATAATACGCCCAACGGTACGAAATATTAATTGTTGCCAATCTTCAAAGGTTATTTCGTTTGCTTCGTTGATGTATAGCAAATCTCTCTTTCTACCTCTAATCTTTGTCGGCTTGTCTAAGGATATGAATTCAATTACGTTACCATTGAAATGGAACTCGCTAGATGACTTGTTGTGGGCATCTTCGCTATACAGATTGTATGATTTCATTATCTCGATAAAATCACGCATAGCAGTCGCTCGTAATGCCGGATATGTCTTCCGACAGATGGTTATCACCTTGCCGGTATTGTTGATGCAGTAGTCAAAGATTATCCACAGAAGTATGTTGTAGGTTTTACCGCTTCGTGTACCGCCTTGCTCGATAATAATTCTCTTATCGGATTTGGATAAATGCTTCCAAACAATATTTGTTTTTACATCTCTCATTCTACAATCTCTACTCTGAATTTAGTATTGTCTTCTCCGTTGTCTAACTCTACCCTTTCAATGTAACCTCGTTTTTTACCCTTGGTCTTAAGATAGAATATAGTTGCTGATGTGTTCCCCTCGGCAATCTGTTTATGCAGTTGGCTTTCTGCAAAGTCTAAAGTCATATTGTCGATGTCGCTACATTCTTTCTTATAGTCGGCATCTTCTTCTAACCACCGGTAATGTGTTTGCCTTGATATGCCTACCATCTTACAAGCCGATGAAACTATGCCTAGAGTTTTCTCTAATGCTTCTATCATTCCCTTTTTTAATATGTCACTATTTGTCATTGCAATATGGTTTTTGTGTGTCTATTAATTCTTTAATCTTGTCTAATGCTTCGAATGAATTTAGAACTTCGCAATTAGCTTCGATGTTGTTTACTCTAGTTTGAATTGACTTTAGGTGCCGGTCAGATTGATTGCTATTTCTTTTCAGTCTACCTAGTGCACCATCGTCTGTTATCTTTATAACGATTGGATTTGCTTTTTTAATGAATGTGCTATTGGTAAACCGGTCTCCCTCGGCTACGATTATTTTGTCTTTAGCATATCCAATCATACTATCAACATCGGTCATTACACTCATAGATAATTTGTCTGTTCCTTGATACATTGAGCCATCGTATTTGCCTAGCACCATAATTTTATTGTCGGTATGAAAATATATCTTTCCTATTTTCCTTTTGTGTGAAAGAACATAGTATTGTATTAACTGTTCCATTACCCACGTTTTACCGCTTCCGCACATTCCTATTAGTAGTATTGTCATTGTCTGTTTATTATAAAGTCGTTGTAATCGTTTTCAAAGCATCCCCAATCTTTATCCATCATTATTACTTGTCCGGTTAGTCGGTAATGATTTTGTTTTGATTTATGCACTCCTAAGTCAGCCGGATTGTCTTCTAGTCTTAATTGCTTTGGCAGATACTTTTTTCTAGCTTCCCAAAATATCGGTAGCTTCTTTCTCCATTTGCTTTCGGCATATTTAATTCTGTCGTAGAACATATCATTGTAAACATTAGGGTATCGTCTATTTGGTCTGTGCCAAGACTTGTAACAACATAAAGTAGTTTCTAGAGTGAAGTATGATATGTCCTCGTGTGGAAATCTTTGCTTGGCTTCTTCTAGAAGTAACGCTCCCTCTAATTGCAACCAATTTATTGTTTGCTCATCGTAAATGACTTCTGTTTTGTACCAATCTAAATCATCTCTGCCTAGCACCTTACATAAACCATTCCGGTGTGATTTGCTTCCGGATATATCGTCTAGGAATAGACTAGTGCAATCGATGTTCAAGCCTACTATTTTCAGATATTCCAAGTAGCTGAATGTTGCTAGTCTGCCAAAAGTAGGAAAGTTGTTAATTACTTTGTCCCATAACATATTGAAGTTTAGGTATTTGGATTCCGGTGCCGGATCAACATTGAAATATTCTTGTTGTGTTTTACCACCTAAAATTTCGATATAACTTTGAATGCAATCTTCAAATACATTTTTCACGTATCGTCTATCCGTATCCCATCCTAGTTTGTCGTAATTTGTTCTAAACCATTTGCTGAACTTTGGTAAGTCTATTTCATTCAAGTTTGGTATCTGTTCCCAAATCATAAAAGTAGAAATCACATTTTGTGTACAACCGTTTATGTATGCAAACCATAATTTTTGCTCTGTTGTCATTTGGTACTTTTCAAAAAGAAATGGGAAAACATAATACACCGCACCCGCGTGTGCCTTATACTTCAAATGGAATTCATAAAACCGTAAAAATACTTCTCGTCTGTATTTTGGCTCTCTGAAATCCATACCAAATCGTAATTCTTTGACTTCTTCTTGATTATTCAACTTGCAGTATCTACCTATCGTATTCATAGAGTTTTTAATTATCTTCTTGTTTATAACGAAATACATATCAAAGCATAAAAGTTCCTTAAAATGCTTTATTTTAACTCTCCGTACCTATTTAGGAATGTATGTCGGCTCGTTGCCTACAACCCAAAATAATGTTTTTTCATTCATATACGGTTTAAAAAAAGGCTCTTTTGCTTTCATAAAGTTAAATACTTTTCCCTCGTATCTTGGATGTAATTCTATACCATCGTAATTGAATGGCATCCAACTCTCATAAGAACAAAATCCACTACCGTTTAAATTGTAATGGAGAACTGATATTCCTTTTTCGTTTCTGTCTTTGAGAAATGTGTAATCAAAGCAATCATTCAAATCTATCCCGATCACGCTACTGATTATTTTCAATCTTCTAGGGATGTAATCTAAATGGTAGCTTCCGTTATTGCCTATACCCATAAGCAATATCCTCTTTAAGTTCTTTGGCTTATTCACCGCTATGCCATAAAGTATTGATGTTACAGAATTACAACTTCCGCAAGGGATGATTAAATTCTCGATGTGTTCCGGAATATTGTTCACTTGGTAGCTTCCTACTCTGTGGAATGCTTCTACTCTTTCCGGTGTATTAATTCTCTCATCTACCGTTATGTTTGTTTCCAATACCTCGTGGTTAGGTAATTGTTGTGCGAGTTTGAATGACTTGCTCTGCAATGCTTTTGCATAACCGATATTGGTAACGTAGAAATGTGCACCTAACTCGTCGGCTAACTGCATATTTTTGTGTGATAGATAATTTTTTGAGCCGGTAACAATCAAACATCCAATACCGTAATGCTTACAGATTGAAGATATAAACGGATGTTGTGGTGAGCCTACTACGCTTCCGCTTACTACACCTCTGATGTTTTTCTTTTTTACCCATTCATCCACAAGCCAAATACATTGTCGCAATTTGCTTCCGTTGATTGAATTGAAACCTAATGGTGCAAATTTGTCTTCACGCTTGAAATAAATGTCTCCTATTTTTTCAACCGGTGTTAAGTCATACAGATGTTCTTCCCATCGTGATATGCTTCTGTCGAATGTGGTATGCTTAAAGATTGTCATTTAGGAATGCTTTTAAAGGATAAAATACTAATGTGTTACGGTAACCATCTTCGGCTAAAGGTATGATTGGTGTTACTGCGTGTACGTTTCTCCAAGCCGGATAAACTAACATCGAATTATCACAACTATCTACTGTCGCATTGTAGTCCGGAATAGTAGTACAACCGCCTTTGCTATTTTGTCTTTTGCATATAATTACATTGACACATCCTTTTATGTTCGCATTGTCGATATGGAAACCGGCTGATATGTTGTAATTGGAAATAGAACTTGTGAATAGCTTACCGAACTTCCATTGGTCTTTTACATTACTCATCGCTTGTAATTGTGCTTCGTAGATGTTCGGTGCTATCTCTTTAATTAGCTTGGCACTTTCTTCCGATGCTAGTAGCATTGCTTTTACAAATGTTGTTGCTGACTTGTGATAATGAACAGATGATATGCTAGGGTAATCTCTTTTCATATGTGGCTTTGGTGCTATGGAGCCAAGTATGGTTGAGAATTGCGTTACATCTTTTGCCTTGTCTTGCAATCCGCTACTACGCTTCATATTTTGCTTTGGCACATTGTCGGATAAAAGTTCTTTGTTAGCCACCGCAATTAAGTCTGATAACTTCCTAGAATACTTCTTGATGTTCCGGATGTAAAATCCAATCAGTTCACCATCGGAATAGAATAGACTATCTTCCAATACGTTTGGCTCGATGTACTCGCATATATCTCCAATCTTTCTGTTATGCTCTACTTGTATTAAATCAATTCGTTTCATACGCTTTCTTTACTTCTTTAAGTTTGTCTATAAGTAATTGTCCTATGTATATTTTTCGTTCCTTAAAACGCTTCTCTAGTGCTTGTGCTTTCTCGAAGTCGCCATCAATCTTAATGTGGATAGACTTCTTTACGTTGTTGTGCATAGTTTCTATTTCGCTTGATACATCTTCGTAAAGCAATGCGGAATAGTCTATTACCTCTCTGCCTAGCCAATCATTTACATAATCGGTGTTGAAGTTTTCAGATAAGACTTCCTCATCCCATTCGCCATAGGAAATGTTGTCTTTAATCATCAACTCTTTTTTTCTTTCTTCGGTGTAACCGGTTACTTGCTTAACGTAAACCTCTGCGTGTCCTAATTCCATACACGCTCTGTAACGCATATTACCGGCTAAGATAACATTGTTTTCATCGATTATAATCGGTCTTACTTTCATCATATCCGGCATATCGATTAAAGATGATTTCAATGTTTCATACTTGAATGTGTCTATAACCCTTGGATTGTAATCTGCGGATTTAATTTTCTCGATTTGTATCTTAAATGTTTTCATCTTCTTCTATAAGTTTTTCAATTAATAACGCACCAATGTTGGCACCTTTTTGTGTCAGTTCTTTAATTAATTCAAACGCCACCGGATAGTCCATTATGTTAAACTCAACTACGATAATTGGTTTTTTTTGATATTCTGATTGTTCACCGGCAAGATCACCGCTATCATCACCATCGTATTCGAATTCATTACCGGTATATCTTTCAACTTCCTCTTGTGGTTGCCAAACATTCAAACCATACTTATTGACCGCTTCCGCTTCGAATAAGTTTGCTATCATATCCCAATCCCAATTACCATAGTTGGCATTGTCTTTTATGATAAATTCTTTCTTTTCATCGTCGGTCAATCCCTTGAACATAACAACATCGGTATGCTTTATTTTCAACTCCTTTAATGCTTTCAAACGCATATTACCGCCTAGCACTATGAAGTCTTCATCTACTACTAACTCTCTCAAAGCCAACATTTCCGGATATTCTTTAATGCTTAACTTTAGCTTTTCGAACTTGCTATCTCTAATTGTTCTTGGATTGATTGGATTTGGCTTAATATCCTTTACCGGATAACCGTAATAATACTCTATACTTTTCATAAGTTACTGTTTATACATTTTTCTACTTCTTTTATTTTTTCATCGTCTAGTTCATTTATTCTTTTGATTAATGAATGCCTAGGATTTAAGACGATTAAAATATTCTCTCTAATGTATTCAAAATGTGGTTTACGCTTCACTACTTCATTATACATTTTTTCCGCATAGAGTACGGTAGCGTGATTGTACTTTCTGCCTTTTTTGGTAATGCTATCTCGGATGTCGTACAACTTCATTCCTAAATCGTTACGCAGTATGTAACAATATAAACTTCTAGCATCTACGGTGTCTTGGTTTTTAATCTTAGCATAAACATCAACACATAATGCTCTGTTTATTTCTTTGGCTACAAATTCTTCTTTTGTCATTCTGTTTTTAATTTTAAAAGGTTAATGCACTCTAAAAACTTCTCTCGTGCCTTATGCCGGTATATCTTTTTGTATAAAGCAAAAGTTACCTTTATGTATGAAAAGTTGCTTATACAGTCTTTAAATGCCTTTCTGCAATATGCTTCGCCATATCCCTTGCAGTAGTTTACATTGTCGGCACTATCCCCGGCAATCATTTGCACCCAAAAGTTATATCGTGCTTCGGCTTCGGATATATCGTAAAAGCATTGTTTTTTGTAATGGTAGTCGTAAATCAAACAAGGGAATTGTTTGTAGTCTTTGTCGATTGAAACTATAAGAACTTGGTCTCTACCGAACTCGTCTGATAATGCTTTCCAATACGTGGCTACTACATCATCCGTTTCTACTCCCTCACCTCGAATAGCGTTGTATGTTTGATAAACATATTCTTGTAATTGATTTAGAATTGGTGGTCTGTCGCTTTCTTTTCTGTTTGCTTTGTAGGTTTTGGATATTTGCTTTCTGAAATTACCCTTGGCACCGGCAAAGGTTAATACTCGGTCAAGTTCATAAACTTCTTCGATTTTGTTTATGATGCTCATAAATACCTCATCGAATTTCAATTTAGCATTCTCTATTGTGTGGTACATCTCGTCTTCCGGATGTTCTTTTTTGCGATAACAACTACTCCAAATAAGGCTATCGGCATCTACTAGTACTATCATTTTGTTTGTTTTTAGTGATTAATGGTTTACAAAGTTATTCTTTTTTACATTATAAACAATTTTTTAGTATTTATTAATTATACTTGCTTGGCTTTCTGAAAGCATATAAACCGGCTTTTCGATTAGATCATACTTCCCAAACTTTTCTGTATGCTTTGCAGTTATGACTGTCTGTTCCGGTAGCACCAATGTGTCTAGATAATAAAGGTAATTCCCTCGGCTATCGAATACATAATAAAACTTCAAACAGTTTGTCATTAGCATAAGTTTGTCGTATTTGAACTTCTCTAGGATTTTTGTCGGATGGTATTGATGCCTTAATTTAAACTCAATAACGCAATCATATCCCTTTGGTGTCTTGCCCTTGGCATCGAAATGTTCCATACCATCACCGCACCAAGTTAAATCCCATCCATCTAAATTCAGTATGTGTACAATACCTTGTTCCCATTTGTGATGTGATGTTTCAAAACTCATAATATCTCGTATTTAAAATCAGATGTTTGCCCTATTTCATCGCCTATATCATTACTCCATAGAATTACCATAGTTTCATCTTTATCGTTCAGCATAGATATAAACCATTCAAATTCATCTTTATCGTTAAACCACTTTGAACTATCTACTTCTATTGTTGCTTCTATTTTTATCCTCATAACAATACAAATATTTCGTTTAAATCATCTATGTACGCTTGGATGTATTGTGAACAACAAGTGCCAACGTATGTTAAATCGTGTTCAAATACCCTAGCGTGTATCTCGCATATCGTTTTGTACTCATCATTGGTAAGAAATCGTCTCTTTTTTTCTCTAAACTTTTGCCACCACAGATAATCATCGGTAAGCATTTTGATATTTTTTTTCATTTTCTTTTAATTTCAAAGTTCAACTTCTCTTGTCGTTTATCGCACCCGCAATCCGGATAAAACATTTTTACCAATGCCTTTACACCGGTAACTCGTAATATAAATGCTAATGCATCGCCTAGTCTAATCTTCATCTTTTACGTTTTTGAATTCAACTCTATCTAAATCACCATAGTCCAATATGATTTCTTCATCTCGATATTTTCTTTTTGCAATTTCTCTTGCATAGTCTTCGGTACTTGCAGTAACAGTAACCTCTCTAACCAATGTTTCAATTATCAATACTTTGTAATCTTTCATAATTTTATTGTTTTTTTAATTTCTAGTGCTACTTCGTTCCAATAATTACAAACGTAAGTATCGTCTTTTTTTCTACTCTGTTTTATAATTCCGTTGATAGTTAATTTGATATACTCGAAAGAATATTTACTTAAAAGCAATGTGGCTCTGTCAGCCGGTTGCATCTGCTCGTATAAATCAAACTTCATTTTCTATTTGTTGTTTAATGATTTGAATTGTATTACGTAAACTCCAATATGAAATCCCTACTTCTTTACTCAAATCGGTTATTGACATTTTCTCCACAAAGATTTTATCGTATATGAATTTGATGTAAGATAGATTTGCTTTTCTCCTAGTGTAAGTTTTAATGCTATCTATTTCAGCATTTATGTTGGCTTCCCAACTTCTAATTTTACATAAATTGATATTGTAATCGTCTTCACAATAGTCATTCTCCGGCAAATCTATTTTGTCAATATCGACCATTACATTCCTTGATGCTTTACGATTGCTATCGTAGTACATATTTTTCAATGTAACGTAAATAAAGTAGTAGTTGATTTCATTTTCGTTGTACATTAAGTCATTGTCTTTCCTCTGATTGTAGTCATATATTTTTAGATACATTTCTTGAACATAGTCCTCGGCTATTTCTGATGAACATCCGAATGATATCACATACTTAACCCATACGGTATGCTTTTCTGAAAGTATATCTAAAATTGTTCTCATAGGAAATTTAATTGACTTTCTTTAATGGTTCTCAAAATAGACTTACCATCTATGCTAAATCCAACGTTGTTTTGCAAAGCTACAATTTGTATCGGATTGTCTATGCTAGTCGGTCTTCCAAATGTTTCTGTCTCTTTTACTTTCCTAACGTGGATCATAGTTGTGGTGTATAAAAGAGGATGTAAGGTAAACCGGTGTATAACGAAAAAATCATCGGCTCTGTTCACGAACTTACCGCCACCTTCAACATCACTTGCCATTGGTGGCATCGGATGTCCGGCATATATGTGGTCTTGTTTGTAAACAATCCTTAATGCGTTTGTATTAGCGTGGGTATTTAGCCATATAGAAACCTTGTTTTCTTTGCAGAACATTCTTAACTCGGTACATACTTGGTAATCGTATTCGTGACCGCCTAAAGACTTCATTAACTCGTTATCTTTAGCTAATGCGTTGTAAGGGTCAAGAAGTATTCCATCGTATCGAAAGTCCTTTAAAACTCCTTTAAATACCTCTAATGCACCTTTGTAGTCATACATCACATTGTTGTCTATAAACTTGAAATGCTTATTGATGAAATCGGTGTGTGTTTTGAAGTTACTTTCTGAAATTAGATTGATTGGTGTTTCGTCTAGGAACTCTACCAACTTTCTGATTAAAGAATAGCTATCATTCTCGGTGCTGAATATAAGCCATTTTAGGTTATGCTTTAACGAGTAACAAAGCATCAGATACAATATGCTAGTTGTTTTACCTACGTTTGCGTGTCCTAGCACAATGTTGAAGTTGCTCGGCTTAAACCGGATGTACTCGTCAATTTGTGGGATGTCTAGTTTCAATCCCTCTTTTAATTTTCCCTTACGGATTGATTGAAGTATATCTAAATTCTTTTTGAAGTCTATTAACATATTTTTAGTGTATTAAAAAAAGCTAGGTATTGCTACCTAGCTTCTTAAGGTTATAAAAAGAAAGGCTCGTCGGCTTGATTGTTATCTTCCGGAACATCTTGTCTATCCGGCATAAACTTTTCAGAATTCAACTCGGCATCGCCTTTATTAATTCTCCATCCTTGAATGTTGGCATAGTATTTACCTTGCCATTCAGAGCCAAGTATGTTAATGGAAATGTCTACGAAATCTCCAACAGAGTAACCATCTAATACCTTACACTTGTCTTGTGTAAAATCAACCGGAATTGTTTGCGGATATTGAGCATCAGTCTTGATAACAACTTGTCTCTTTTTAAATCCTTTGGCACCGAACTCCTCGGTATTGCCAATCACTATAATTGTTCCTTTTAATTCCATTACTTAACGGTTATGATTGGTAAATTAGCTTCTGTTGGTACATAGATAGTTTTGTCGGATTTGTGCTTGAACATCCCCTCTATCATTTGGAATTTAAGATAGTCCGGATTTTGTTTCAATGTTTCTCCAACTACTTGAATAGATTTGGCTTTAGCTTCGGCTTCAATCAACTTTGTCTTGGCTGATGCTTCGGCTTGGATAAGTTTGGTTTCGGCTTCAAGTTTAGCACTTTCAAAATCGGCTTTAGCTTCTTCTACTTTGGCTTTCTTTGAATACTCTGCCTTGAATAAGATTGACTTACCATCGGTAACCGCATCTTTTTCTTGTTGTTCTCTGTCAAAATCATAGCAAGATGTCAATCCGAATGCTACTAATAACGCTAATGTAATCGTTCTTTTTTTCATTTTTAAAAGATTTTTTTGTTTAACAAATATTTAATTAATTTCACCACTAGGATGTAAAAGGTTATTATTACCGGTATTCCGAATAAGATTAGTATGAATTTCATAATTACTACGAATTTAATAATTTATGTTTCAAGTCGCTTGTCAAGGTGTATTTATCTTCAATTTTTTCAATATTACCGCCACCGATCATATACTGTACTGCTTTAGCATACGCTTCAGTTCCCTCTACCATCAATGGTTTTACCGGAACTTTATCGTGCTTATTTGTAGCATCGGCATCTGCCGTATCGTCTATCAGTAATAAATTGCCTAGGGCATACTTTTTACCGTAACTAGATGTGGCACCATACCTCTGTGGTGTAGCCATACCTTTCTGCTCTAAATCAACTCCTACTACCGCTTGGCAGTCAATACTAGATAATGTGTAAATATCCCATATTGTCGCTACGCTTTCCATAATTGGTGGATTTGCGTTAATCAATCGCTCGTTGATAGTGAAGTAAACACCATACTCGTCATTGAACGGTTTAAGTGCTTCTAAAATAGCTTCTGCACTTCTGAAATAGTACTTGCCAAAACTGTTGTAGGATGTTTTTTTGGCTTTGAATTCGATTTGAATTCTTGATAACTTCTCGCCTAGAGATAAACCTCTTTTGCCTAGGACTTGAACTTCGTGTTGTTGAACTGCTTTTTTCATAATTTTAATGTTTAAATGAATAATAAATTTGTGGTGCAGTAATTATCTCCGCATCGTGCACCTCGATGTTGTTTGTTAATCTTTCTACTTCGTCAAGTAGTCTTAAATTTTCTGCTCTCAATGCTTCGTTTGAAGCCGATAGAAACGCAATCAATTCTTTAGTCGAACTGCTCTCATTTTCGTTAAATGCCATAATGATAATATTTAGTGTTAGAAATAAAACTTTTGGAATAACTCATATACAATAATAGAGTCTTCGTTTACTTGGTCTAATTGGTCTTGTGTCATAGGAAATCCATCGTAGTCGGCTTCCTCTACATACATATCGCATAAGTCCGGATAGTCATTCCATTCTATGCCACCAAAAGTTACGTTACTTATTTTTTCGAATGTCATCTCTAAATGTTTTTACGTTAATTCTTGCTACTTTTTTCTCTGTTCGTACCGGCTTTATGTGGAATGTAACCTCTATGTGAGTAAGTTCCTTATCCCTACTAAAAACCTTGTACATTTCCTCGTATATCAATTTAAAATCTTCAAATCTCATAAGTGTGAATTGTAAAGACTTAATTCGATTGTATCGATGAAACTCTCGGTCAATATCTCGCTAACTTCTGTGCTACCTAAAAAGATATTGTAGATTTCAATTTCAGCCGGACTTCCCGGGTAACCGCTACCATCAGCATAGTACATTACCATAGGTTCTTCCGGTGTGTATCTGTATTCTATTTCAAATACTAAATCTCCAAATTTATAAGTTCCGTATTGCATATTAGTTAAGATTTACTAGTTTATAAGTTCCGTTATCGATTTTAGCTTTTATTTGCTTTGTAGTCTCTCCTAGAAACTGATTTCTGTACTTTGCAGTAGTCTTTGAATAGTTCCAATATTTTTCGTCTAACAAGGTAAATTTAACACCGCTACAGTCAAAAATTTTCACTATAATGCTATCGTAACTTTGGAATATTGTTTCTTCATATGTTTTAATGATAAATTGGTTAGGTACAGAATTACCTCTATCGGATGTCATATTAGTTACTTTCATTTTCAACCACATTTAAAACAATTCTACAATCTCCATTTTTGTACTCCAATAGAGTATCATCTTCGTGGTAAAGGTTATCATACTTTACAAATCCTTTTTCTAACAGATGACTTTCTGTTTTTTCTGAATAATAACCCATAAGCGACATATCATAACAAGTTATGCTTAAGTTCCAAAATAAATCTAGATTTAAACCTAGTGCAATCAATTTTCCTAATTTTTCGTTTAATGTGTACATAATTTTGTTTTTTAGTGTTTAGTGTTAATT